GATGCTGCTGCATTGGCAGGGCAAGGCCGAGACCACGCACATGTGGACCGATGCCACCACTGGCGTCGAATGCAAGTGCAGGCCAGACTGGCTGACCAATGACGGCAACCTGATCGTTGACCTAAAGACCACTGAGGATGCCAGCCCGCGGGGCTTTCAGCGCAGCGTGGCGACTTACAGATACCACTGCCAAGCGAGTTGGTATCTGAACGGCATCGAGGCCGCGACAGGCCACCGGCCTGATCAGTTCATCTTCGTCTGCGTCGAAAAGAAGCCGCCGTTCGCTGTCTCAGTCATGGCAGCCGATGCGGAGATGATCCAGATCGGCGCCGAGACGGCTGCGCGTGACCTTGAGGTGTACGCCACCTGCAAGGCCGCTGATGTGTGGCCGAGTTACAGCGACCAGATCGAGCCGCTCAGCCTGCCCGCATGGATGCGACCGCGGGCTGATGGTTCACTCCCTAACCCACCTGAGATCGAGACCTACTGATGGAATCCACATCACTCACCACCACCCAACCGGCAGGCTCCGTCTTTTCGGGCATCCAAGCCTTCGAGGATGCCCAGCGCATCGCCAAGGCATTGGCAAGCAGCACGCTGATCCCGCCGCAGTTCCAGGGACAGCAGGGTTTTGCCAACTGCCTGGTCGCGCTTGAGATCGCCAACAGGATGGGCATCAGCCCGTTCTTGGCGATGCAGCACCTGCATGTGATTCACGGTCGGCCGAGCTGGTCCAGCAGTTTCATCATCGCGATGGTGAATGGTTCCGGCCGGTTCAGCCCGCTGCGGTTTGAGATCAGCGGCGAAGGCGACAGCCTGGCCTGCTATGCAGTCGCGACTGATTTGGCCAGTCAGCAGGAGCTGAAGGGGCCGACCATCACGATCTCGATGGCGAAGCGTGAGGGATGGGCGACCAAGTCGGGCAGCAAGTGGCAGACGATGCCTGAGCTGATGATTCGCTATCGGGCCGCGGCGTTCTGGGGCAGGCTGTACGCCAGCGACATGCTGCTGGGGATGCAAAGCCAGGAGGAAGTGGTGGACATCGAGCCAGTCAAGGTGCGCACGGCTGAGCCTGAGCTGCCTAAGACGAGCCTCGATGATCTGAACGCACAGATCGCCGTCGAGCCTGAGCCTGAACCGGTGGAGGTGATCAGCGATGAACTCTTCTGATTATCTGACCGGTCCCCAACTGGCTGAGCGTTGGGGGCTGCACCCAGACACGCTGATGCGATGGCGCAAGGCGGGCAAAGGTCCGCCGTACTTCAGAACCCCTGGATTCGTGCTCTATCCCCTGGCCGAGGTAGAGCAATACGAAAAGGCCAACACCATTACCCACGATCAATCATGAGCTTCAAAGCAAACGGCGCACTGTTCAGGAACACCGAGGAAAAGTTGCGCGCCCGACTGGGCGATCGCTTTGATCCGTCCAAGAATTATCCGATGTATGACGGCGTGATCAGCGTGCCGGCCGACCAGACCTATGCGCTGGCCAATTACCTAATGAACGCCCAGCCGAACGATCGGGGCAACATCCCGATGCGGATCAGCGGCTGGCGGAAGGAACCACAGGGCGGCGGCGACGCGTATGTGTCGATGTCGATCGAGCCGGACTACAAAACCCAGAAGGCGATCGAGGAAGCTGCGGCCACGTCGGTGCCTGCTGCAGCCGCCAGCCTGGCGCAAGCCACCGGCGGCACGGTGATTCAGGCCGACGTGTTCTGATTCAGAATCATCAGCTCCAGGCGCGCGATCTCATGGACCGCCGCTTGGAGCATTTCCTGCTGACGGTAGTTCTGCCGTAGCAGTTGCGCTGCCAGCTTGCCGACGGTGCCATGTTTGGCCAGGCCGCGGCAGTTGCTTTCAAGTTTGAACAGCCGCTCTGCTGGGATCTCGACCTGCATCCATTTTCCGAAGTCCATCGATCTGGGGCAGTTGCCCCATGTTGCCCATGATTTGCCCAGACTGTCGCAGCAAGAACCACAAGGTCCCGGTCACCAATGGCCAGATGGATGATCAGATCGTCCGCAAGCGTATCTGTGGCGACTGCGGGCGCATCTGGTTCACGGTCGAGACCATCGTGCCAGACCATGCGATTGGATGGTCCGGCGCGCTGCAACACAAGCCAGTGCTGCGGGTGTCGGTTGAGGTGACGACTGGCATGGTCCGCATCGGCGGCGCCCAGGTTGAAGATGTAACGGAATGCGACAGTCAGGGGTGACGGTGCACTGTCTGCGGTGTATCGTTTGCGCACGGCCGAGAGGCCACCACCCACACCACCATGACCACCAATCCTTGGATTAACCGCTGCGCTGCCTTAGCGCTGCTGTTCATGATGTACGCCGTCGGCATCAGCGTCGGTCGCGATCAAACCGCCGAGGCGCATCACAACCACCCCGCCTGCCACACCAACCTGAAGCCATGACCGTACAGTTCATTGCTGACGCCATCAAGGCGATCTACTCAATTACCGATCAGCTCCAAGTGATGAACAACACTCTTGAGCACATCGAGTGTCGAATTGACAAGGTGTGTAATCAGCTTGAAGAGCTGCGCGTAAGCATGGATCTGATTGGCCATGACTAAGCGCCGCTTCTACTTTCAGATTCGCAGCGCCAATGTGATCGAGGCGATCACGGCGTACAGCATCATCGAAGCTCAGCAGATCGCTGCACGCGACGGCTGGCTGCCGTATTGGTCCGAGATGGAATGGCTCAACCCTGAACCCTCAACCCATGAGTGACACGATCGGCGCCATGCTCCCGTGGGCATGGCATGAAGAACCAGACGACAGCAAACATGGCGAAGGCATCAGCCGGCCGCGGCATGGCGCTCAGACCCGCCAGTACCGCGTGCAGGTTCGCAAAGCTCACACGCAGCCGATGATCTGGATCACGCAGGCTGAGACCAAACGTCACGCGCTGCGGTATGCGCAGAACCGCTGGCCGAATGCAACGGTGGAGGTGATGAGCTGATGTGCCCAGCTTGCAGCAGCGACGAGACCAGCGTGATTGAGTCGCGCATCACTGCCGCCGGCAATCGCCGCCGCCGCCATGAATGCAACGTTTGTAAACAGCGCTGGACTACCTTGCTCCATGGCGTTGCAGCGCCCCGGCCAAGCCAGCCACGGGGGCCAATGCCGCAGCGGACCAAGCTGGCGGCAACGCAGATCCGCGCAATCCTGCTCGATAAGCGGCCACATCGCGCGGTTGCTCGTGAGCTTGGCCGAAGCGCTGAAGCAATCCGCCAGATTCGTTTTGGTGCTATCCACGCCCAGGTCCACCCTGAGATCCCCAGATGGGAACAGCCCATAGTCCCAGTGGTATCTGACGCCAGCTGTTACAAGTGCCAGCACTGGGCGCAACGCTGCACTTTTGACTACCCCGATCCGCTTGAGGAAGGGCCGGGCTTTGCCAACGACTGTGCCATGTACGAACAATGACCGACCACATCCGCGCAAAGCTCGAGGCCCTCATCAGCGACTCGAGCATGTTCAACGCCGGCCAGCTGGAAGAACGCCGTCGGCTGCAGCTACTGCTGACTGCAAGGGTGGACGAGCTGCGGAGCGGTCCTACCGTGCCGCAGGTAAGCGCGATTTGCGCTGAACTGCTCAGGATCCGCCAAGCCCTTGAACCATGCTGACCAGCAGCCAACTCGAACAGCAACGCTCAGACATGCTTGAAGCGCTGTATCACGCGAGCGGCCGAACCTGCGGCACCTACACCGGGCTGTGGCAGGAGTTCAGCCGCGACATCGCTGCCAACTTCCGCGACACCGATTACGCCGATCTTCACGCCGCCTGCGTGCTGGCGATTGGCGAGGCCGAGAGCCATCTGGCCGATAAGCACGCGCAGCAGTGTATCCGCATCTGCCGGCAGTTTTTGCTGAGGGGCAAATGGCTCTAAGCGATCGCCGCCCCAATGGCAAAGGCCGCAACTTCACGGTCAACATCCGCATGAGTCGCGAAGAGATCGAAGCGGCACGCAAGTTGGGCGATGGCAACATCAGCATGGGCTTTCGCCATGTGATCCGCTACGCCTGCTGGAAGAACATGCGACCGGTCAAGCTCAGCACCATGCTGCGGTCAGCTTCGGTGATGGCCGCTGCTCTTGAGGATGGCAACCATGAGTGACCACTACCGCCATGGCGAGATCGAATGCATCGACGCGATCCAGGCAGCGCTGACGCCAGAAGAGTTCAGGGGATTTTGCAAGGGCAACGTGCTGAAGTACGTCTGGCGCGAACAGCACAAGGATCCCGAATCCTTAAAGAAAGC